CAGTATTTAACCAAGACATCGGTTCGTGGAACACGAGTGAAGTTACAAATATGTCTTATATGCTCAACAGTGCAACAGCATTTAATCAAGACATAGGTTCGTGGGACACAAGTGAAGTTACTGCTATGCAAAGTATGTTCCTCAACGCATTTGCATTTAACAACGGTGGTAGCGCAAGTATTAATAACTGGAACACAGGTGCAGTTACTATTATGTCTCAAATGTTCCGAATCGCATTAGCATTTAATCAGAACATCGGTTCGTGGAACACGAGTGAAGTTACTAGTATGTCTTTTATGTTCTCCGGTGCAGCAGCGTTTAACCAAGACTTATCGGGCATGGTTACGGGTCTAACAGCACAGCCACCTAGCTTCTCAACGAGCGCAAACGCTACTTTCGCTGACAACGCCAATGGGCTGAAGCCATTCTTGAGTGATGGCGTGACTCAAATCACCACGTAAGGAAAACAAAATGTCTGATTTTTACCTAAAATTTGTTGACGAAGAGCAATCGCAAGAAGTTCTCTACACTAAAGTAGTAGACGAGTGGAGCGAAGACCCTGACGTTGAGCCTATCCCTTTGCGGTGGCATTATGTGCCGAATTACGTTAACATCGACACGATTGGTGTGATCTACGAGCCTGCGCCTGACCTAGAAGATTATGTGCCTGTTCCGTATGAAGGTTGGTTTGTAAATGTGCGGGTAGTTAGCGAAGACCCTGACCCTCTGTTGCCGTTTGGTATCGACCCACAGCCGTATCCCATAAGAATTTGGGCTTAAAGGAATATTATGTCCGTAAATCTTTCTGCTTTAGCTGGCGCGGGTTTTCAATTTTCAGACGCTAATGGAAATCCTTTAGCGGGCGGAAAATTGTTTTCTTACGAAGCGGGTACAACAACGCCTGCCGTAACGTATACAAGTTCAACAGGGCTTACGGCGCACCCAAACCCAATTATTTTTGATTCTGCGGGGCGAGTGCCGACCGGTGAAATTTGGCTTACAGCAGGCATTAACTATAAATTTACGCTTACGTCTAGCACAGACATTTTAATCGGAACTTACGATAATATTTCGGGGATTAATGACGTTTTAGCTTCGGATATAACGTATGTACCTGCAGGCACTGGGGCTGTGGCTACTACGGTGCAGGGGAAGCTGCGGGAGAGTGTGAGTGTTAAAGACTTTGGGGCTGTGGGGGATGGGGTGACAGATGACACTGTGAATATACAAAAGGCACTTGACGCTGGTTTAGGTCCGGTGCATTTCCCGGCAGGGGTATACATTGTTTCCTCTGAAATTGTTGTACCAGATATGTCCGGCATTATCGGAGTTAATCCTTTCTGGAAACGACGAACTGGCTACGTATATGACGGAGCAAAACAAACAGTTTTTAAATACACGGGATCTGGTGGTGCGAATAGCTGCGTTGTTCGACTATCTAACAAGGCTGTCGGGGTTGAAGGATCAGACTTTGCTGCCCCTGTTACCGATGATTTAGAAAGCTACATCGCCAGAGATTTCCATATTGACTCTAACGGCTTAGCCCATTATGGGTGCTATGTTTACCGGGCGGGTAATCAGTCAAATCTTGGTAACATAACGGCAGAGAAGTCTTTAAAATACAATCACGTTCACATGGGGTGCTATGCGGCGGTGTTTGGCGTCTTTGGCGCTTACGAATGCGTCGAGCACGGCGTAGCCATTGGTTACGATGTATTTTCTTGGGGGTCTGTAGAGTCTACCTGCTTTGAATACTCTGCTACATTCTTGACAGTAAACAACGGCACAGCATCGACCTATGTTGCTGGCAGCGCAACGGACCTTGATGACTCTGGCGGCATATTTGTATTAGGTCGCGGTTCTGTTGTCAGAATCACATCTGAAAGCAACAAAGGCAGAGCGTGCCGTTTAGGCCAATACAACAGCTCAAGTGCCACAATGGGTCCGGTTAACTATGAACTTCCATACATTGAGGGCAATGCAGATGGGCCATACATTGACTATAGAAATGCGTCAGATGGACTTGTAGTAGAAAAAGGGTTCATGCATCCTGGAAATCCTGCGACTACTCTGCTGCCTCAAAACATAAAAATAGATGGACTGAATAATGCGGGCGTGCCATTAACAGATGCTGGGCCATCAAGAAGTGAAGAATGGCTTGTTTTACGTGAATTAAGCGGTGACTTATTTGGGGTCGGGGTAGAAATTAACTCAAACACTAATAAATACAAAATGGAACGGTGTGGGCCGTACTTTACTTTTGCCAGTAAGCGGCCTGGGGCGTTCTCAGTTAATTTATCTTTGGCAGGATCAGTTACTGCCGGAGTAAATGGGTACAGCTCCCGTATTGGGTTTGTTACAAAGATAGGTAACGTAGTTACGGTAAATGGCCGCATCGCACTAACTTCTCTTGATGCGGCAACATCGGGCAGCATGCAAATAACAGGACTGCCCTACAGAATAGCCAATCTATCGCAAAACTTTGGATGTTGTTCCAGTATTACCTATAACGCTCTAAATACTGCTCTTGTAGCAATAAACGGTACTTTGACGGGTAATAATTCATATATTGATTTAAAAAAATTAACGGCGGCTTCAACCAGCAACATCACGGGATTGTCGTCTACAGACCTAACGGCAACATCACTAATTCAATTTAGCGCCACATACATAACTGACGACTGATATGGGAATACTTGACATAACAACTCCGCCACCCAGCTGGTGGCAGATCATTCAGATGATATTTGGTAAAGACGTGCCTGAAGGCGATGTGTTTGCAGCTTGTCGCAACTATCCAGAGGATAAGCCTAAATGAGAACCTACTTCTTTGGACTATGGAGTGCCACCTCCCAGATGGTTAACGCCATTATTGTGTTAGGAGATAAATGAAAATAGCCTTCTATATCGGTGGTCACACCTCAGACAAACTATCCTCCCGCATTGGGTTGGCATTGATACGCCACACCCAGAAAGGCGCTTACGGTCAAGTCACCTATGTGGAGGCTATCCACGCAGAGCATCCTGATGGCAAGGTGACTATCGTAAGCTCCTCATTGCGAGCCAAGGGAGTGCGAAGCAAGGTGACGCGATTGAACCCACTGCACTGGCTGATATTTCTTTTCTCAACAAGGGCAGTATATGTACACGCGTCGCAAAAATAAACGACTGTTAATTTCATAAAACATGAATCATATTTTATTGGCTTTGTTGTTTCAATTTGTACTTGCCCCTATATCATGGTGGCTAGGTGCATTTTTTGTCATTGGCTATTATTTAGGGCGTGAAATGGCTCAGGCTGAATACAGAGTCATTCAAAACTTCTACGCTGGCAAGCGGGCTAATATGCCTTGGTGGGGTGCATTTCAAAGCAAGGCATGGAATATTAAGAGTATTTTAGATTGGGTGTTACCCAGTATTGCCGTAATTATTGTTGCTTTACTAGCTTTAGTATTAAAATAACTGTATATTTATACTGTATCGGCTCAGTAAACCGAGGATTCTAAGGAATCATGTCAAATGAGTGAAGAAGTCCAAAACTTAGCGGAAGTACCTGATGCACCCGCGCCAGAACAAGAGGCCACGGCGGCCCCTGAATCTGAAGAAACACAAGCGCCGGAAGTAGAGGCAGAGGCAGGCAAGAGCTTCACACAAGAAGAACTTGACGCCATTGTCAGCAAACGACTTGCAAGAGAACAGCGAAAGTGGGAAAGAGAAACGCGCGCGCGACAGGCCGAACAGCCTATCAGCCCGAAAGAAGTGCCCCCTGTTGACCAGTTTGAGTCTGTAGAAGCCTACGCGCAAGCGTTAGGCGAACGCAAAGCTCAAGAAATGATGCAGCAAAGGCAGTTCCAAGAGCAGCAAACGCAGGTCTTAGAAGCCTACCACGACCGTGAGGAAGAAGCGCGAGGCAAGTATGACGATTTTGAACAAGTCGCCTACAACCCAAACGTTCCAATCACGACCGTGATGGCCGAAACCATCCGCGCCTCAGACGTTGGCCCCGACGTAGCATACTACTTAGGGTCTAATCTGAAAGAGGCCGCCCGGATTTCCAAACTAGCGCCCTATCAGCAAGCCAAAGAATTGGGAAAGCTAGAAGCCAAATTGGCCGATAGCCCGCCCGTTAAAAAAACGTCGAGTGCTCCTGCGCCGATTTCGCCCGTTACCGCACGCGGTAGCACCGGTAAGGTCTTAGATACAACAGACCCACGCTCAATCAAAGAGATGAGCACATCTGATTGGATCGAAGCCGAACGGCAGCGGCAAGTCAAAAAGTGGGATGCTCAACGAAACCGCTAATTTTATAGGACTTAATCATGGCTAACAGTATCTTAACTATCGACATGATTACCCGTAAGTGTCTTGAGATTCTTGAGAACAACTTGGTAATCACCCGTAACGTCAATCGCCAGTACGACGACTCGTTCGCCGTCCAAGGCGCAAAGATTGGCTCAACCCTGCGTATCCGCCTGCCCGACCGCGCGTTGGTGTCTAGCGGTGCCGCCCTGCAAGTTCAGGACGACAACGAGCAAAACACCACTTTAACTGTTGATAACCAGAAGCACATCGGCATCAACTTCACCACCGAAGAACTGACAATGCAGTTGGACGACTTCGCTGAGCGCGTGTTAAAGCCACGTATTAGCCAGTTGGCCTCAAGCGTTGACGCTGACGTAGCTAACTCATTTAAACTTATCGGCAACACAGTCGGCACACCAGGCACAACGCCATCAACTTCATTGGTTTTGTTGCAGGCTCAGCAAAAGCTGAACGAAAACGCTGCCATGATGTCGTCACGTTACGCCACGGTTAACCCCGCAGCCAACGCTGGGCTAGTCGAAGGCTTGAAAGGTTTGTTTAACCCAACGGAAACCATTTCCCGTCAGTTTAAGAACGGCATGATGGGCGTAGGCGTGTTGGGTTACGAAGAAATCAACATGAGCCAGTCGATTAAACAGTTTACAACCGGCACCCGTACCGCTACCGGCGGCACGGCTTCAGCCGCTGTGACTGTTGAAGGCGCAACCACCATCGCTATTACCGGTGCCGGCGCTGCCGGTACTGTTAAAGCCGGTGACGTCTTTACTGTTGCAGGTTGCTTTTCTGTTAACCCACAGACCCGTGAATCGACTGGTTCGTTGTTCCAGTTCGTGGCTGTGACTGACGTTACGCTAAGTGGCGCAGGCGCAGGCGACATCACGGTCGCCGCAATGTATTCGGCCACACAGGCTCTCGCTACTGTCGATGTTCTGCCAGCTAGCGGCGCTGCGGTCGTTTTCGTTGGTGCAGCTGGTGTCCAGTATCCACAGAACTTGGTCTACCATAAAGACGCAATCACGTTTGCTACCGCTGACTTGGTTATGCCACAAGGTGTGGACATGGCGTCACGTCAAGTGCACAACGGCATTTCGATGCGTATTGTTCGTCAGTACGACATCAACAATGACCGTATGCCTTGCCGTGTTGACGTGCTTTACGGCTTTAGCGTAATTCGTCCGCAAATGGCTGTCCGTATGTGGGGCTAAACAGGCTGGGGCTTAGGCCCCCGCTTGTTGTTTTAACTTATTCTGAAAGGAAAAATCATGCTATATCAAACTTCTGACGGCAACGTCGCTGAGGAAAAGTCGCTAGGCGGTAACGTTCTGCTTTCTGAGACGGGCGCAGGGCTGTACTTTTTCGACACGGCTATCACAGCCAACACCACCACCACGACCGCTGCTGCGGGTTCTATTGGTGTTACAACCAATGCAACTGGTGTAGGCAAGTTGTTCATTTCTGATGGCGCTAAATGGCAATTTGCTGTTGTAGCCTAATTTAATGCCCCCGCCCTTCGGGGTGGGTTTTTAAAGGAAAAGTTATGTCAAACTCACAAGCCGTAGGCGTTGCGTATAGCGACCCTGAATTTCAAACTTGTTATGCTAGACGTGAAATTGGCTACGCGGCAAGTGCAAGCGGCGACGTTACACAGCTCACAAACAAAACCACAGGAATTACATTAAATGCCCCCGCAGGTCGCATCACACTAAACAATGCTTCTTTACCTTCCTACGACACCGCGGTGTTTCGGGTAACAAATGATACTATTTCACCTAAAGATGTAGTCATTATGAATATCGGCGCGGGGGGTACGGTTGATGCTTATTGGACTTACCTTGCGGGTATCGGCGCAGGCTACTTTGATGTTGGCATTTACAACAACACAGCAGGCGCGTTAGCTGAATCAATTACACTTAACTTTGCAACATTGCATTGCCAATGCGCGAGCTAATTTTTACTTTTAAAGGCTACTTATGCCAGTTATTTATCTGCAACACCCTAAGCACGGCGCAAAAGTAGCCATTTCAGACCAAGAAGCCCAACAAGACATTAAAAACGGTTGGTCGGTCTTTGACCCTAGCGCAACAATTAAACCTGCTGATGACGCTCCTGAAGCGCCACAAGCCACAGATACGCTTATAATTAACCAATTGCCTGCACAGCGCGGGCGTAGACGCAAAAACGCAGACACGCAAGAGGAATAAGCTATGGCTACTGCTGGTGATATTATTAACGGTTCGC